TTACAAATTACTTGGGCAACTAGACAAAATCCAGATGCTGAACTTTACATCACAACTAACATCAACAACGATGGTGGTAAAAGTAAACGCATGAACGATACTATGATGCCATTGTTAGCAAAAACAGGAATATGGTCTTTAGAGCAAAGTATGATGTTATACTATGTACCGCAACAAGTTTGGCGTATTAATGTTGATAGGTATACGGAAGAGCGTAACCGTTGGCTAAACACTTAAAACTGTATTCATCAAAGATAGTAAACGGCTTCTTTTTAATCTTAATTTCTTTCACTTGATTTTGCCAATAAGGAGTATCTTTACTTGTTGCTTCATAATGCAATGCAAGAAAATCTTCAATATGTTTTACAACCTTAATCCATTGTCTATTATAAACTTCTTGCTTACCGTATAGTTTTACTAGCATTTCGATTTGATATTGTATTAACCAAATTGCTTGTGCTTCTAAGGGCTCTATAAATCCAGCACTTAATCCAATACTTAAAATATTATCTTGATACGGAGTTAAACAGTATTTGCTTTCCCAATGTATTACTCGCATTTTATCTAGTTCAAGAGTATAAGGACACGTTTCAATAAATTCACGTTTAGCATCTTCAACTGTTTGATGTTCTGTACTAAACACATAACCATTACCAATACGATTTTGTAAGTAAATATTCCACATCCAACCGTTACTCATAGCAGTTGTTTCTGTGTAGTATTTTAATTCTTTATCGTAACTAGGTGCTACTACTGCACAGTTGTTTTTAAGACGTGTTTTAACATATTCTTTTTCAGGAAATAATTTATTAAATCCTGTACAATTAATAATTAAATCTGCTTGTAAATCGTCAATAGTTTCTAGTGTACGTGTTTCTAATTTAACACCATTAGGTAATGCTACTTTGTCACGCAACATAACACCAAGTTTATTTGCGTCTATGTGATAAGCATGGCGCCATTTTTTATCTGGTAACTCGTAGTTTTCCATCCAACGCATTTGTTCATCGTGTTCTGCTTCATCAAAACAAAAGTGATGGAACCAACTTTCGCCGTGCCAGTTTTTATGTTTAATTGTATACTTACGGACAGCATCACAGTTGTCAAATAAATCTTGTTCTGTTAAACCGCACTCTTGAATAAAGTCATACATACTTGGAAGTGTACTTTCGCCTACACCTATAATAGGTATATCTTGACTTTGGATAACTGTAATGTCCCAATCAGTTTTTTTAGAAAGATATGCGGCTGTCATCCAACCTGCACTTCCTCCGCCTACAATTATAATTTTCATAAAGCAATAATGTCCTGTATTTTAGTTTCATCTACCCTAGTAATAAAATGTGCCCTAGGAGTTTCTCCAAAATTTTCTGTACCGTGAAATGCTGTTGTGTTAAGAATATAAATTCTACCTACACGCATATTAAGTTTAACTTCTCTATTTTCACCAAAGGTAAACACTGCTTTACTATTTGTGCGTAAAGGTATATGTAACTTTTTAGCATTTGAATCTTTATGTGTTTGAATAGTTGCACCAGGTCCGTGTTCTGTAATAATACATTGTTTGAAACTGTCTTCTCCTAACATATCAATTAGTGTATTCATATATCCAAATCTAAAGCGAGGCAATACGTTACACTTTTCATAAAACTCAGGATCTAATGTTTCAGGAAACATATCTACGTTTGCTTGACTAGGTGGTGGCAAAGGTTCATAACGTTCTTTAGGCCAAGCAAGAGTATATCCGCTAATTGGACCACAGTAGTATCCGCAGTAACCTAATTCCATATACTGCTTACTGACTTCAATAGTTAAACGTTCAGGAAAGTTTTGGAAGTCAAAGTATTGATATTTGTGATCTTGTTTTATACTATTGTAATAAGATTGTAGTTCATAAATGTCCAGTTTAACATTTAATTCAATCGCACCCCATGAGTCATCATTATACAATAGGTCCATTGTAATATCTTTAGGATCATAGTCACGTATAATTCTCATATTTGTCCTTCCATTCCTACTACTTCTTGTTCTTTATCAATAGGTATTTTAAAAAACAAGTGTACCCTATCTGTGTCACCTTCGTTACTTGTACCATGTAGTATGTTAGTATTTACTAAAACCATACTGCCGTCTGCTGGTAGCACGAATCTACGCATTGGCTGAAATTGAAAATATGCTTTACTATTTGTTAGAATTGGAATATGGACTTTTAAATAATTGTCACTGTCGCTGTGAAAATTAATAAAAGTTCCTGGCGGGTGTACAACTACACTAAACTGATGTGCAAAAGGAAATGCATCTTGGAGTTTACGAGCAATACCAAACATCATTTCGGTATCTCTATATGGTGCCATTTTTCGTTCTTCGGTAACATTATACGGAGGACAAGGCACTGTTAAATCTTCTAAATTACTTTGCAAGGCCCAACCATATGCATTATCAAGTACGTGTCCGCCTACACCTTCACTAACATTATCTTGATATCTCCAGCACAAGTGTTCGTACTGTGTTTCTAATTGACAATAGAAGTTTTGCAGTTCGCTTAGATCAACTGTAGTTTTTAATTTCTTAGTTTCTCTTATCATTGTAGTGATCCACAATCCTTTGTACTTTGTTACGCTTGTATTCTTTGTGATAACTTTCTGTAAAGAACCTCATATCAATATTTGACATGATAGGGTTTTCAAACCAAAAATCTAACACTTTATATAAATCTGTTTTTTCTAATCCTATAATATTATACTTAGGATCACGTGTTTCTGTAATATTTAAATGTAATAATTTAGTTGTTTGATTATCCATTTGCTCTAGTTGTATCCATTTGCAACGTTGCTTTAGTTTGTTTTTAACTTCAACGTAATTAGGATGATTATCGTATCCTTGCGGAACTTCTAAGAACTCACCTGCAATACTTCCAATGGTTAACAAGTAAGGAACATAACCGTACACATCATTTAAAAAGCGAATTTGATAATCTTTAACACAAGCACTATTAACAAATATATCTGCTGTTCTTGCTATTTCAACACACTTATCGTAGTCTTTGTCAAAGTCGTAACCTGTTTCTCTACTTAACTGTATTACTTCATTACCTTCATTAAAATAATCGTGCAACCAACTGTTCATAGTATGCACACCAGGTTTAATTCCGCTATCTCTTCCGCCAGTAATTACAACTTTCATAAGTCCAACTTCCTTATATCATCCGTCCATACTTTACCGTATAAATGTATTCTATCAGTGTTACCTTTATTTTCTACACTATGCGGAACTGTTGTATTAACAAGATATGCCCAACCAGGTTCCATATGATGTTCTTCGCCGCCAATGATCCAATTACTATCATTGTTTGTATGTATAGGAATATGTACTCTAATCTTATCTGGAGCATCTTGATGAGTAATTAACTTAGTACCCGGAGTGTGAATAGTTACTAACCACTTTTTACTACGCACAGGTAACCCTTGCACAATTTCTAAAGCGTACCCATCAAAGCATACACGAGGATTTAGATTGTCGTCATCATTGTCTTTGTATTCATCTTTAGCACAACCTTGTTCAAATGGCTTGGGTCCTGGCTCATCACTATTCCAACAAAGTGTATAGTATGATGTATCGTCCATTAAGCGATGGCCTGTTTTGCCTTCTGGATCTGTAATAGGAAATTTCCATACATGATGATTTTCTCCTACAACAAACTTCCAGTCACTGTATCGTTCTTCTAAACTATAATACCAATTTTGTATTTTATTAATATCAACCGGAAACCATTTTTTAATTTTCCAACCTAACTTTACTTCGTCGTGTTTTTCAATGTAACGTTTATATCCTGTTGCTTCACGTAATAGTTTTAATACGTGTTGATTAACTAGCGGATTGTCTTGCTTTACATTGTTTCTATGTTCGTTAATAAACTGTGCAATAGCAGGCGAACGTGACTGTCCTTCGCTACAATTAATATGTACTGTTGCATTGTCTGGAATAGTGTTAATAAAACTTAACAGTTCTGTGGCTTGCTGTTCAGTCATAGCATTGCACCAAACACGTCTACCATCTTCAATGTCTTTCCAACAGTCTGTGTCTACATCATCAAAAAACAAACTAATAGCATTATGATATGCACTGTCAAACAAACGAAAACTTTCTGGTCCGTGGCTTGTTGATACACTTATAAAATAGTCAGGCGTATTTGCTATGTCAATATTTTTAACATAGTCTAGTATACCTTGTTTAGAATATATAACTGTTTTAATCATAATGCAAGTGTGTTAGTTTTACACCATTCCTTAATCTTGTATTCATATCAACTGCTACGTAATCGTGTCCGTATAAAACTAAATCATCTGGTACACGCTTTTCAAACTCTAACCACTTTTGTTCTATTACTTCCGGCTCAACGTTCCAGTGTAGCATTTCGCTTGACCAAATATTTGTAGTCCATAAAACTCTTGTTCCGTGATACTTGTTTATTTCATTAAAAAGTTTTTCACTTTCGTTTACAATGTCAATAACATGAAACTCGTGTTTTAGTTTTCTGTATCTTTCCCATAATCGTTGAAACGCTAAACTTCCGCCAAAGTCTTTTAGTTCTTGTTTCCAGAATTCTGTATAATTTCCTCTGTAGGTAGAACTAAAGTTATATTCTAGATCGTGTTCTAATAACCAAGCATCTAAATCATATCCGTCCCAAGTTTCTAATAAATGTTTTTTATAGTTTAAACTTGACTCACACCAATCAAAATAATGTACTGTTGTACCGTCATGAAAACCGTTAGCATTTAAAATAGCAAGAGGTTTAAACCCTGCCGCGGCAGTAAACAAATGATCTATAACTTTTCCATTTGTTCTTACTCCTTCAGCAGATAGTGTTTCTGTGTTAAACGCATACACTCTGTCTTTTTCAATGTACTCTTGGTACTGTAGTTTTCTAAGCCAGGCTTTTTGCGATTGGTTAGAAAGTTTATCAATTTTGTTAATGTCTTTATCATACCATACTTCCTCTAACTCTTTTGTATCGCTATAAGGATATAGAAATACTTTACAGTCACGCATATCATTATCTAAGTTATCAATACGTATTCCGTTACGACAAGCAATATCAATCCAGTTACTTCCATCAGAAGTTATTTGATATTCTGTTTCACCTTGCGTACCTTGTATCCAATCAGGCGTATAATCACTGTGTACAGTTTCATTGCTTAATTGATAATTTTGTAGTACAGGTTTTCTATCTTTGAATATTCCCATTTCATCAAAGGCCGGTTTACCTAACTGTTTCCAAGTTTCTAAATTAACAAATAGATATTGTCTGTGTAAACCTGGATAAGCACCTTTAGTTAGATAGTGCTGTTTTGTTTTGTCCATAATATGCCCTACAACAAAAAAGTTTGGATTGTTGTCTGCATAATGTAGGCTCTGTGTAATTAAACTAGGACCTCTATATAACAATAAACCTTGACAAGCAACCATACGATACTTTTTGTTTTTTGCTAGAGCATTTTCTAATATAGTTTCTACACGTTTTTCAAACCCAACAAAAGTACACATACCCATTTTAATCATACGATTAACATAAAAGTAAGTCATATCAAAACTGCGTTTAGCAACAGTACGACTATCAATATCGCGTGAGATATCTAATATGCCAATAGCAACATCATTGGGTACTTTAATTTGTTCCCAATATCTATCTACAGTAATGCTATTCCAATCTTTCACGTTAACCTCTATTAGTATAATAACTTTGTCTTAGCACATAGAAAAAGTCGCGAATACGTTTACCTAGTTCATAATGAATAATCATATGAATACGAGGCTCATCACTGCGATTCCATACACTGTGTACATTTGAAATATCCATTAAGAACGCACTGCCTTTATCTTCAAACGGTACACGCCCTTGATTTTTCATTACAAACTCGCAACCTTCTGGATTGTTTAAACTGATGTTACAAACACTTAAACGTTTTTCCTCATCGGCTCTATCTTGATGCGGAAGTATATATCCACCCGGCTCTAGTAACATAAAACGCACACGATTTAAAAACTCTGCAGGCCACACATCTGTTAAAAACTTTTTAGTTACAGGGCATTGTTCTGCTACCCAAGTCCAGTCCAACTGTTTGATAGTTTCAGCACGATCGCCATAACTGTTTAGTGTTTGTGTATCTTCACTAAGTCCGTGTAGTGTAAGACTCTTCCAACCTTCTCCATAGTCAGTTCTGTGATCTTTAAAATATTCAAGTAACGCTTCTGCCTCAATGTGCATCTCTTTCCAAGGTTGATTGTCTAATGCACTTAATTTAAAAAAAGGCCAGCCACTTTCCATTACAATCCATTTAGGATCGAACTGCTCTGGATACTTAAATTCGTATTCCTTGTTATTTTCTTGCCAGTACTGCTCTAGTTCTTTCAAAGCACTACCTCCATATTACACATTTTAACAATAGCATCTGTATGTGGTTTGCTTTGTAAATGACTGCGATTAATACCGCTACGATTAAATGTACCGTGGGGTACTGCGGCATTAATAATATATGCTTTACCTAACTGTAAATTATATTCTCTTTCTAGGTTTTCTCCGTATGCAAATATAGCACCTTCGCCGGTTGTTACAGGAATATGTAATCGCTGTACGTTAGGACCGTCAATGTGTTTTCCTAATACTGCATCTGGTTGATGTTTTCTAATACTAACATCACGCAAAATATCCTCTCCAAAGTAATCTACTAGTTCTTTAAAATATCCAAACTTAAATTTTTCTTGTACACGTTTAGGTGCGTCAGTAGCAAGTTCAGGATATAGGTCTTCTCTGCCTGCCCATTTAGGAGGACAAGGAATATCTTTTTCAACAGGCCAACTAACTTCCATTACAAGTATTTCTTCTGGGTGTTCAAACTGTTCTTTAATGTAACGCACAATATGATAACCTTCGTCATGAACGCCTCTACCTTCTGCACCTACTTCTCCAGCAAATGCTGTTTCGATGTTTTTTAAATGATATTTGTCTTTAAGGTATTGTTCTTTACGCCAACTAAAATACAAGTTGTCATATGTACTGTCTACTTGATTGTACCACTCTTGTAGTTTATCTATGTCTAGTTTCCAAGGTAGTTCAATAATGTCATATTCCAACCCATCTATAAAGTGTGGTGTAATTAGTTTCGGATCGTAATTTGATATGTACTTCATATTGTACCCATATTTATCAGCGATGATTTTGGCAATACTTATACCACGTCTCTAGTTCGGGGAATGTTTTTACTAGATCTAGATTACGTCTTATCTTTGTACGTTCTACCCATTTAACAACTTCAATCTTATCCGAGTTTGAATGTTTTCCAAAACTCTTTTTAATTGCTTTCATAAAGTCGGCATAGTAATTCCATTCAGGTGCGTTTTTGTTAATCCATTTAACAATATCATCAATGTAAGGTTTAAACTCTTTTGTTAGCATCCAAGGTGCTAGGTGTACCGGATATGAAACATTGCTTCTAATTAAATCAACATCACACCCTGTTTGTTCTTTTAACTGCTTTAACCATTGTAAAAAGTCTAAGCAACTTGTAATACTTAATGCACTGTGAGTTGTACTAAAACGTAGTCTAAAGTCTTTGCCTTCTGCAAACTCCATAATACGTTTTACATTATTAGCAAACCTATCCCAGTTTAACCCAGTGCGAATAAATTCTGCTTTCTCTCCGTAACTTTCCATACTAATGTCCATTTGTACACTAGCATATTTTTCTAACTCAGTAACCTTTTCAAACCACTTGTTTAGATATGCTTCCGGAGTATTGCCGTTACTAATTAAAATAATAACAGGTTTAATATTAAACTTGTTTGATTTCTTTTTAAACAATTCAATTAGTCTATCAAGATAATCATATAATTCATTTTGTATTAAAGGCTCTCCACCTAAAATATAATATTGTAGTACATTGTCAACAGCATCATCTAACCATTCATAAAAAGTATCTGCAAAGCCTTCCGGTGCTGTGTGCTTTTGTCTTGGTGTTTCTTCAAACTTGCGATTTTCAACTTCCCACTGACTGCTGAATACATCATTACAGTATTGGCACTTTAAGTCGCAGGTGTTGTTAAAATAAACTTCAAGTTGACTAGGTAATGGCTCTAGCATATCTGCAGGATTTTCAAAACGACCACGATGAAACTCAAAATACTTGCTAGGCAATCTTGGACTTCTTACTCCGCGTTTTTCGTTGCGCCAACAAGCACTACAATCTTTATGTCTTATGTTATCTAGTTTTTCTTGTCTACGCTCTAGTTCGTATGGGTGTTTCATAAACACATCTTTGCCATACTTGTCTAGTTCTTCTTGTGTGATAAAACGTTGCGGCACGTTATGACAATTCTTTACAATGCCTTCATTAAGGTGTACATAACAATGAATCCATTTCATTGCACACATAGCACTGTCGTCCATTACCTTGTCGCCAAGGTTGGCTTTCTTTATTGCTTCTGATAATGTTTCTTGTTTCATAATTAAGTACGCACTTATTCTATAAATATACTTATGCCTTACTTGCACCCAGACGAATTAGATACGATTGTAATTGATTTCACAAGTCATTGCAATTCAATGTGCGGAAATTGCAGTAGAAATCTAGACGGAGTTACAGTAAATCCTCGTATGCCTTTAGAGCATATGACACTAGACACTTGGTATAGTATCTTTACGCCGGATCTAAATATCAAAGAAGTTATCTTTAACGGTAGTTATGGTGATCCAATCTTTAATCCAAATTTAATTCCAGCACTAGAGCATCTAGCAAGTTACAAAAATCCACCCGTGGTTGTTATACACACAAACGGAGGATTAGGAACACAGTGGGCAGAACTAGCAACTGTATTACAATCTTTTCCTTTTGGTAGTCATGTTACATTTAGTATCGACGGATTAGAAGACACTAACCATTTATATCGCAGAGGAGTGTTATGGGATAAAGTAATGTCTAATGCTCGTACATTTATTGAAGCAGGTGGTATGGCTCGTTGGCGTATGCTGGTGTTTGAACACAACGCACACCAAATTGAACAGTGTGAACAACTAAGCATTGACATGGGTTTTAAATGTTTTGAAATTAATGGCGGACATACATTTAGTGCTATTAACAGTTTAACTAATAAAGCAATAGAAAGTTTTAAAGCAAACAAAAAAGAATCTGCACGTGAAATAAAATACGATTCAAAACATCTTGACAATGTAGAACGCATTAAAAACATTACAGACTTTTCTAAAACAACTGTTCAATGCAAATGGAAGGCAAAACGTAAAATACAAATTAGTCATATGGGCGAAGTATTTCCATGCTGTTATTTTTTAAGTGATAGATATCCACGTAATCCGGACAGTCCTTATGCTGTAGACGTAGCAAGTATTGAATGGTTAAATGTAAAAGATTACAGTTTAGAAGAAATACTAAACAGCGAATGGTTTAGTAAGTATTTGCCTGAAAGTTGGAACAACGATAATAGATATGATATTTGTTCTAAGACTTGCGGTGTTTAGGAAGTAAGAAACCTACTTGACACATACATTTTTCTTTTTCGCACGTAACAGGTTTTATAACAGGTTTAAATTTTTCTGCTAGTTGCGGATCGTATAAATTATATTCTCCAGATTTAAACCCTAAAATATTATTCCCGCACACACTTCCTATACTTCCGTCAAAGTTTATAAACACTGTATCAACACCTAAGTTACATCTCCAACCTTTAAAGTTATTTAAATTGTTTATTAGAACATAGTTTTTTGATACTTCTTGTGTACTACCATCTTCATATGTTAATAACACTGGAGGTTTAGATTTCTTAGGTTTAAAAATTTCGTCTTGCTTAGGATTTCTTTTACGTTGGTTTAGTAGATACTGCGACTGTTCATATGTTGTGTCTTGTGTTGTATTTCCTAATTTAATAGGTTTAACATTTACAGGAAAACTTGTTTCACTTTCTAACAATCTATCTACAATAGTTACACAAGTGTCCCAATCCTTTGTATCCATAAGCACATCACAAATAACATTGTTATGTTTACTCCATAACATATCTGCTAATTTACTAACGTGTTCTACATCAATACGTTCGTGATGACAACTAATGTAAACAGTGTCAAACTCACCGCCATTTTTCTCCCACCATGATAAAGTTCTGCTACCGTTTGTACTTAAATGAAACGTACAGCCGAGGTTACGAAAGTGTTGTGTAAATTTAATTAACTCTGGCCATAGTGTAGGTTCTCCACCAATTAGGTCTATTTGAAATTCTGTTTTACCAATTTTTTTATAGCAGTTAATAATATGTTCTAAATTTTTAGTTGCTAACTCTAGATCAGGCCAGCGATATGTGCCTTCATGACTGCCAGGGAAACAGTACCAACAGGCATAATTACAAGTGTTACCCATTTGATAATTAATATCAATCCTATTTTTTGGATGATGGTTTGTAAGTGAAGTTAACTGCATATGGAATATTTATTGCCTGAAAAAGTATATTGGAATAAGCCTGGTATTACAGTAACATATTCTAACGGCGAAGATTTGCTTCCGTTAACTTACATATTATATGATCACCACCCAGCACAGAAATTCTTGTATTTGCTACAAGAAAATATTAATAAACCACTAGTGCAAGAAACAAGTTTTGTACTAGATACAAAAGATGAAGAAGAATTAAAGCAAGAAATTGTAAATCTTACAACTAGTTTAAATATCGATCCAAACACTTCGTTAAATGATTTACACAAACTTGTAGAAAATACAAAGTCCTCAAACGAGGATTATGATAAGTTAAATCGACTTATTCATACATACGAACAGTTTTTAAGTAATCAAGACTCTCCTCGCATTAATAGTTTTTTTAGATTTGACGGTGCTACTACATTACCAATTGAGAATGAGGATTTATTATATTTTAGAATGGATAGAAGTTTTGGTGACTTGTGCATGGGTTATAACACTCTAGGCAAACATTGGTTAGAGATTTGTGGTAGAGGTGAAAGTGATAGAATTAACGAGATAGTTACCCAACAGCATATCAACTGCGAGGGATATATGTTATATCGTTCTGCATACGAAACTCCATTCACAGTTACAAAACACTTTGTTGATTGGTATAAGAAAAATGTAAACAAGCCAATTACATTAGATATGGCATTAGGTTACATCGTTGTAGGAAAATTAGTTATGCCTTTAGAATGGAATAACGTGTATAACTTAGATAGAGATATCTGGACAAGAATGTTAAGCAAATATAAAAATATCGTAAGTGTTGAACTAACAGAAATCACTAACAACGCAAATGAATTAATGCACAAGGCTCGTATGCTATGAGATGTAAACTTTTAGAAAGTCATGTATACATTGCGGCTAACGGTCAATATCGATTATGTTGTACTAGCAACGAACCCAACAATGTAGAAACTGTACACACTCATACTCCACAAGAGTGGCTTAACAGTCAACCTGTTGTAAATGCTAAAGAACTTCTAGCAAAGGACGAATGGCCTGATGCTTGTATTACTTGTAAGCGACACGAAGAAGCAGGAATACCTAGTAGACGACAACAAAAAGATTTTTACGGTCCTGATATAACACACTTAGATTTACGGTTTGGAAATAGTTGTAACTTTAAATGTATAAGTTGTCATAGTGGTGCAAGTAGTAGCATCGCAGAAGAAGCCGCAGAGATGGCTAAACAAAATTTAAATCCATATCATACTGTACTAGATGTAAAAAATTACAACTGGTATGATGAAAAATTTTTACACTACTTTGAAAACTTGCCACTAAAAGAAGTTTATCTTACAGGCGGCGAGCCTATGATGGTTAAACACTTGCCTCAGTTTTTAGAAAGGCTAGACTCAAGTGTTACTATTCGTTTTAATACAAACGGAAGTTTATTCAATCCTCGTGTACAAGACTTGCTCAAACGCTTTAACCGTGTTATAATGAGTGTAAGTATGGATGCTGTAGGAAAAAGAATTGAATACATTAGATACGGTGCGGATTGGAAAACTGTAGAAGAAAATACATTGCGTTATAAAGATATGTATAAGACAGATATTGCTCCTTGTTTAAGTATATTAAACAGCGCCTACCATAATGAATTATTAGAATGGAGTGATAAGCATAACTTACAGGTTTGGGAAAATTATCTTTCTCAACCTGATTGGTTACACGTTAAAAATGCTCCAGATAGTTTAAAAGAACAATTTAAAATTAACACAAACTGGTTTAGTGAAACTGCTGATACAAATCAACAAAGAATTTTTGTTGAAGAAATTACAAAATTAGATAAATTTAGACGTGTAAATATTAAGGACTACTTACCAGAAGTAGCACAGGCATATGGAATTAATTAAAGTTAATAAAGAAAAAGCACGTAGGGTTTACAAACTTGATAATTGCTATAAAAAAGTTTGGCACTACCTTGACGAAGAGTGGTTAGAATGGCACGTTGATGTTCTAGATGAATTAGTACCTGGATACGTACAATCACATGGCATTGAAGATGGAAATATGTATATTTGCTTTAATATTATTCCAGGTAAACCTGCAAGTGAGTTTGAACATACTCCAGAATTTGTAGATAAGATTTATAACTTCTGTGTTAGCAACATAAACGAAACTAGTCCATATGCACACGGAGATTGGGTGCTAAGTAATATTATTATCGACGGTGATAAAATATCTATGTGTGATTGGGATAACGTTGGCATATATAATCCTGAAGAAGTTTTAGAAAAACTAGATAAAGATTTAAAAAGTGCCTTTGGAGAAAAGATTGACACCACAAGCATTTAGTTATGCTACAGTAGGTAGCAACGGAATGATATACGTTCCTCCTTACGGACTTACAGAATCTCTTGACTATATGCTCAAGATGGATCCACGCACATATCGTATAGAAAAAATTAAACTAGATGTAGATGATTCCACAGAAAAATGGCAGAAAGGTATTGTACATCGTGACAAGATCTATTTCTTGCCCTATAACGAAAGTCGTATCCTAATTGTAGATACCAAAGACGACAGTGTTGATTATGTTGATTTAAGAATAAAAGGACGAGGCAAGTATGTACAAGGACACGTTTACGGTGATAGAATTATTGCTATTCCTTACGGAGAACACGAACCGTTTACCTATGTACTAGACTTTAATATGAAGTCACATAATTTTAAATTAATGGGTTTAGATATTCCTGTTACTGATACTAAAATGTGGCACACTACACAAATGGTAGATGGTATTATTTACGGAATGCCCCGAGGTGAAAATCACGACACATTCTTTCCTTATAGATTAGAGTATGATTGTTTTGATAGCAGTTATAAATTAATTGATATGAGTTCTTGGTGGGTAGACTACGATGAAGATCGAACCTGTAATAAAAAGTTTACCACACTAGCAAAAGTGGGGAACAAATTATATGCACCACCATATAGCGAAAGTCCTGTGTTTGACATCCTAGCAAAGTTTGACGGAAAAGGTTGGCAAGGTGTAAAAACAAAACAACAACAAACTAGTAGAAAATACTACTCACATACTGTTGCAAGAAACGGAAAAGTTTATTTTCCTCCAGCAGGCCACGATGAAGATTGGAGTGAGATGCTGGTTATTAACAGTGTTACAGATGAGTGGTATATTAAAAATTTAGATATAGGAAAAGAAAGCAAGAAATATTTTACTGGCTTAGAAAATAGTCAAGGAAAAATCTATTATATTCCAAGAGGTGGATGTGTTTGTGAGCCCGAAGATACTTGGAAAAGTCAAGGTGATCTAGCAGAAGTATTAGTTGTCAATACCAGTGACGATAGCACGTACACTATAGACATCAGTGACTATTTTAAAGACAGCACAACTATAGAAAAGTATAATGATTGTGTAATGATACAAGACACAATGTTTGCATTTCCATATGGTGAAAGCGAAACATTTCAAACAGTACTAGTATTTGATACAATATCCGGTACTGTATTAAACACGATAGATTTAAACAATGTATAAAGCATTTGAAGAATTTTATAACGAAGCACGTATTAGACACCTTGTACTAGAAGTAAACAAGGACGAATTAATTAGTCCGCCTTTTGGTACTAGAAACAACGAAGAATATGATATGTGTGCGTTCTACAAAGACTACACCAGTCTTATTCCTTTAGATAACGTGCCACCTGCAACTAGTAAATTTAATGCTGTAGGAGTTACTGACGACAGCGTATGGCTTATTCCATATGGCATTTACGATGACCTAAATGTTGTTGTACAACTAAAAGATAAAAAGCCAATATACCATACACTAGATAAAACAGGTAAGGGACAATTCTATAGTGTTGCTAGTCACGGTAACACTGCTTGTAGTTTTCCTCTAGGCTACGAAGATACACAATTCTTAATTTATATCAAAGACAATAAAGTTAAAACCGTTGAAGTAGATACAAACGAAAAGAAAGCACATATGGGTACTGTGTATTGTAACGGAAGTTATTACAGTATGCCAAGAGGTGAAAGTGTTCACTATTCAAACATACTAGAGTTTGATGGCAAGAAAGTAATTAAGCACAAACTAGACCTACCAGAAGTATCACGCAAATACACTGATGCTGTTGTTGTAGGTGATAAACTTTTTAGTTTACCGTTCGGAGAAACTCCAGGACTAAACGAAGTAATTGAGTTTGATACAAAAACAAAAGGATGCCAACTACATAAATTAAATGTTGACGACTTTGCTAAAAAATATAATGCACAAGTACTAGTTGACGATGTTATTATTGGATTACCATACGGAACAGAACATGGAGAAAGTAATAAAGGTGTAGTGTTTAATACTGTTACTAAAGAAAGTTTTCAATTTAGTATAAAAGAAACTTACGGTGGTAAGTTTAGATATCGTAGCGGTATTGCTTTTAAAGGCTATGCTTATTTCTTACCAGCAGGAACTCCTGGATGTTCTTTATATAAAGTAGACCCTAACGGAATATGGATTTCAAAAACATATCCAGATAATTTAATGTTTGGGCGTCCTGTAATTTACAAAGACAAAATACACACAATCGTTTATAATACACACGATGATAGTTCAACACTAGTTACTGTTAACGATTGGTTGGACATAGAAACGGTGGCTGTACTATGAACTGTTACGCTCCTTGGCACGCCTTAAGTATACGTTTCAACGGTGATGTTGTTCCTGACTGTGTTTATGAAGGAAGACACGGCAACTTGCTCAAAGACGACTTACCAACTATTCTACGCCACCCTGGATTAAACACAACTAAAAGAATTATTGCCTCAGGCGATTACCCTAGTAATTGTATACAATGTACAGCAAAAGAATGTGTCAATGGACACAGTAGACGTAAATTTTTTGAACAAGTTCTTAACCCTATGCTTAAACCAGAAAGCAAAGGCAAAGACGACATTTACTTTTTAGAATTTAATATGAGCAATGTTTGTAATTTAAAATGTCGTATGTGTAGTGGTGTAAACTCAACTGCTTGGATTAAAGAAGATTTAAAATTACAAGAACTTGGCATTCCTCGTCCTATACACGAACCCGACTTTGGATATAGAAATCTATCACCTGACATTGTAGATAGATTGTTTGAATACCCCGAATATTTTAAAAACTTGCAGTATGTTAATATTAAAGGTGGCGAACCTTATATGGAACCTGCTAATAAACAAATTATGCAGAAACTAATTGATTTAGATCTTGCTAAAAATATTACACTTGATATTAGTACAAATGGCACTGTTATTGATTTAGAGTTTGACGAACTAGCACAACAGTTTAAAGAAACTAAATGGCATATTAGTATTGAAGGAGTGGGAAAACTATACGAATATATTCGTGGTGGTGCTAACTTTACATTTGAACAGTTTGAAGAAAATCTAAAACACTTTGATAAAATGGATCGTGTTATTTTTGCTGGAACTGTAATGACTTATAATGTTTGTCACTTAAACGAAATTCGCAGTTGGTTTGAAAGTGTACGCAAAGACAATTATGAATTATATCTTAACAATGTAGTTACAACACCTGCATATCTAAATCCAAGAATACTTCCAACATTTATTCTAGAAGGCACAGGTTATACAGAAGGATATGATCCCGAGAACTTAGATAAGTTTATTGAGTTTACTCTAGAACTTGATAAGTTAAGAGGTACAAACGTACTAGATGTTTGTCCTGAACTAGACACTCTCTTTTCTTAAATAGATATCGCTTAAACAAGCACATACACCTTTTCCGCATTGTACTGTTTCAGTTGGTAACTTATAACGCTCAATGTTTCCTAATGCGCCGCCTTCTTTACAATCTGCTCTATATATGTTACCCCACATATCAACATTAATCATATGTAGTCCGGCCCAACATTTCCAACCATAGAATGTATTTTGATTTTTAGCAATTAGATCATTAGCAGTTACAGGTACTTCATCTAACAGCAATTCTCCTCTGTGTAAATGTGTGTCAGGAAGGTTTGTAAAGAAAGGCCAATTTTTAATTGTGTCTAATTGATCTTGTGTATAGTTTGCTGGTTTATTTGTAATTGCATCTATGTTAGACTTATCTAAAATAATTTTAGGCCATATACTAACGTTATCACTGCTTGAATATAATTCTTCTGCAATGTTAAACATTTCATTAAAGTTTTCTGGCGATAACATTAGATTAACAAATACAGGACAATAACTTTCTTGTATTACTTCTTTAATATGATCTAGTTCTGCATATTCAGGGTGGTATGAAATTATATAGCCATCTGTGTATTGAGATATTGTTTTGTAATATTCTGCACTCTTGCTACCGTTAGTTAAAAAACTAAATGTGTGTCCTCTATCTTTAACAAGTTTAGCCAAGTCAAGAAAATGTTTCCAATGTGTAGGCTCGCCACCACTTAGTCTATAACAAATATCTTTTCCTGGTACATTAAAATTTTCAACAAAACGTTTTACAGTTTCCCATTGAGGTTGTCCTGTACTACCATTATGCAAATGGTCAGGACAATAAGAACAACGATAGTTGCACTTGTTAGAAAGTGTCCAACTAACAAGGAACCAGTTTTCTTTTTCAGGATTTTGATATGTTAACTTCATTCTGCCATTGTGTTGTCTAGTATAAGTTTCTGTGTACGGTCATTTAGTTTAACTGTTAAAATTAAACTGTATAAATTATCACTAAAACTAAACACACTGTGATCTAGTTGAAAGTTTGTAAAATACACATAACCAGGTTCGGGGTATCGAGGCTGTCCGTCTATCATCTGGACATAGTTTTCAGGACTACATCTACCAAACACAACTAGCAATCTAAAGTACTCTGGACTAGTTCCGTGAAAATCCCTATGAGGTGGAAAAAATCCACCTTGGTCAATACGTAGTAAATGTACACGCCCAATGTCTGGAGAAAATATATCTACTAGTTTTGCAATCTCTGGAATTTTATGATAAACTTCTGTAGGTGTGTTAAAGTTTTCTTCTTTCATCTCAACATCGTGATACTTTTGCATATACCCAAAACTGTTTAAATGATAGTTGTCCATAACATCACCAGTATGACTAGTTACCGGAAGACCCCAACGATTATTGTATTTGTCTTTTTTAACATTGTAAGGACACCAGTTATCTTTAAACTGTTCTAACTGTTGTTCAACTTGATTATGATCAATATGCCATTTAAGTTTTACTTGGTTTCCAAGGTTTACTAAACTTTGCCAACGCAATGCTCTTTCAATTTCTGGGCTATACATATATACTCTCCAATTCCGGAAACACACTAACAAAATCTTGTTCCCTAGTTTTGTCACTAATCTTTAAATACTCTTGCAATGCAGGAAGTTTGTGACTCCAATCTTCAGCATTCATATAATCAACAAGTCCTAACCAACGTTCTTTACCATAAGGATTTGTATTAAATTCAAAATCACGTAAAAAATGTGTTGCAAAGTTAGTTATCTTTGCACTTACCTCTTGTTTAATGTCTTTGGGTAGTACTCTTACATTCATATAACTAGGCAAGTAGACTAAATGTAATCCTATAACTCCAGCACCATAAGGAATTTGATTAATCTTTTTAAAATTCTGTGCTAGTTTCCATTCGGCTAAATCAACAATATGGTGTACGTTCAATGCTTGTACTGCACAAGCAATGTTAACAGTAACGTTATCTGGGGTATTGTCCAAGACTTTTAAGTTTTGTTCAATTTGTGTAAACTTGCTAGGATATCTTATATAGTCATTACGTTCGTTTATAGCATCAATACTAAAATTAAATTTAACGTGTTTAAAGTTATTCCATAGTTCTAATAATTCGTTGTTAATTTCTGTGCCGTTTGAGTTGTAACGTAAAATACAATTCTTCGCATACCCTTGTTCAACCATATATGTAAGAATAGCATAATGCTCTGGAATCATTAAAGGCTCACCACCAGCAAAATATAATTCTTTAATATGCTGTGCTTGACTTTTCATTGTGTCAAGGAAACTGCCTTTCTTGTACCAAGTGTAATCAAAATTAGGATTCCAACCCTGATCTTCTTTTAATTGAGGATTTGTGTACAGTGGATATTGTAATTTCCAATCTTTAATCCAACTAGAACTATCGTGCGGACTACACATAACACATTTTAAATTACACATATTACCTAATCGTAAATCAAAGTATGGAATGTTTACAGGTAAACTTCCGTCATCGTTAGTTTGTGCTACTATACTGTCAACATCAATTCGTTCCTTCCAAACTTCTGTTTCCCAATTACGTTTACTTTTAATTCCTTTTGATTCTTCTTCAAAACATTTACGACAACTTGCAGGCACTTCACCGTTTAACATTTGTAATCTTGTGTTACGCATATGCTCTGAGTTCCACACTTCTTCAATAGTATGATCTCGAACGTTCATTGCAACGCCGTCGCGTTTTACAAGTCCAACTTCTTTGTCGTCAGTTACACCTGCGCCACTAGCATTAGCGGTACAGCATACACGCACATCGCCGTTAGGACGAGTTGCTAAATGTATCCACGGTAAAGGACAAAATGTCTTAGTTGAATTGTTCTTTGAATCTGTCATATGTTCCGCACTGTTTTTTACATTCTTTTAATGGATTAGTTTTCCAACCACGTTCTATTGTATCAAAAAATCCGTCATCGAATATTTCTTGCATAGTATTACTATGCAAATTAGGGTAATTTCCAAAATGATTTAAAAAGTCAATTCTACTTGTTGATGTAGGTTGTATATAATCATGATCCAGCCAGCAACAAGGTAATAGATTTCCATTAGCACCTATATAAATTGCACGTTCTTCTTTTACTTTACATTTAATAGTACACACCTCTTCAGATGCTTTTACTTGTTTAATTTTTTCTTTCTGTTGTGTACTTTTTTCTGTCGGGTATAGCACATCAACTTGTTTTCCGTTTTTGTCAAGTACAGGTAACGCATCATCTCTAAATCTGCTTGTGTTTTTACTATAGAATTCTTTAAACCCCATATCACCTGCCATATCTCTACAACGATCAACTTGATGAGAATTATGACTGAAGATCAACATATCCCATATAGCGTATCCGCCAGCATTAATAAATGCTCTTGCATTTTCTAAAATTTTATTCCAGTCTGTACCAATACGATATTTGCTGTGTGTATCTTCTAATCCGTCAATACCAAAACGAACACGCACATTTAATTTAGCAAGTTTTTCAAACCACTTTGTATCTCTAGCACTTCCGTTTGTATTCATACTTAGGCTAATTGATGAATTTGTTTCACGTAGATATTCAAATATTTCAAGTGTGTCTTTTGCAATAATAGGATCACCAAAGTTACCACACATATACAAACGATCTAGTTGTCGTACAATGTTTCTCGGTATCCAGTTAACAAAAGTTCCTAGGTCAACTTCATTTAATTTAAGAAAAGGATTTAATGGGCCGCCTTGTAAATTTCTTGCACACATAGGACAAGAGGCTTGACACTTTGAAGTGACTTCTAAATGTATTGCTCTTATCTCGTCTAGTTTATACATTACTGCTTCTTACCTATAATCATATAACGTTCGTATTTCTGTTGAGGGAATGTTCCTCTAAAGAAAGGTTTAATTTGACTTTGTGTTGTAAAGTGGTTGATACCTTTTGCACATCTAATATGTTCATCAAGTTCATCGTAATTATTACTTTGTAATATAATAGTAGCATTGTCAGGTACATTGTTTAACCACTGCTCATATTGTTCCTGTGTAATATGTTCACAACTCGTGTTAATAACAATGTCTGCTTCGTACTTATAATCACACATATCTGCTGTAACGGCTGTAAATGCTCCGGACATTTCTTGACGTTTGTTTATTGTACTAGCAATTTGTTGGCATTCAGGATCAACATCAACTGATGTAATATGACTAACATTTACTTTACTGTTAAAAATAAGACTAGCAAGTACTCCGTTCCAACCACCGTGTATTACAATTTTATTTTTAGTAGGCAAAGCAGACTCTTCTAATTGTTCAACTAACCAACGCTTACTACGTAGTTGTCCTTTCCAAAAACTTTCTAATGTTCGATACTTGTCCTCGCTATTCCTAATAGCGTCCATCCAAAACATAATATCTTCTAATTCAATTCTCATAACTTTACCTTTGGTATTTTGCTGTCTGCACTGCTTACACAGGTATCAGTAATGCATTTAGATGGTGCTTTAAACAGCGTAAAACCGTCGTACAGCGTGCCTAAAGGCTCTTCCGCACAACTGTATGCCCTCTTAACTTCTTCGCCGCGTATAATACAACTTTGATATCCTGCAGAGCAGTTCCATCCTTTAAAACGATTAAAGTCAAAAGCATTGAAACGCTCTGCTTGGTCCATATAGTAATCCTGAATTCCGTCCGTAAGTTTTATTTGGTAGACTTCTTCGTCTTCGACTTTTTGGGGGAATCCTTCTTGCATGATTTTGATTTGCTCTTTGGTATATCCTTCCACCACGTAGGAGGCAGTTGGGTCGGATTGAGGCTTGAGAGTGACATTAATACCTCTGGCGGCAAATCGTTCACAACGTTCGAATAGTGTTTCGAAAAGCGTTGGAACCATGACTTGATTAATTGTAACATATACACCACCTTTCATGAGTTGTAAGCACTTATCACCAAACTCTTGTTCATTTGCAAATTCGGCATGATAACTTGCTGTTACGCTTCTGCGTGATAGATTTGCTGTTGCATCAATAAACCTACCCCACCATTTAGATCCAGGCGACAAGTTTGTTGTCATATGTAAACTTTGGTAAGGTGCTTCTGTATCGCTACAGTAATACTCTACGAGTTCGCCAAAATTTTTGTATGCGGTTGGCTCGCCGCCTGAAAAACTGAAATGAAAATCTGTAAATCCGTTTGCTCTTGCTTGGCGTTTAATTTCATCAATCGTCTTAGTATAAATTTCAAAAGGTTGATGATCTGGCTTATCAGTATTAGCATAAGGCCAACAGTAACTACATTTGTAATTACAAAAACGTCCAAGGATCCAACTAACGTTAAACAACTTAGTGTCTAACATTGTTTTTTGTCCGAACTTAACTATGTCTTTAAATGGAATCTGCATAATCGTCAAATTGTTCCTTTAACCATTTAAAGTCATTAATCTTATATAACATTTCTTTATTGTCTTTATATTGTTCGCCCCAGTGCTTTCCTATTAGAGCACCATGAATAGCATATTTGCCGTACGGTCCGTTTCCTACTGTACACCAAGTTTCTAAACGTTTTTCTGTTTCTTCGTCTACTTGACCTTTAATAGTTCTACTTGCTAATTTTGCACATTCTCTAAATGCACTCTTCCAAGTTGAAAATTCATCAGTATCAAAAACAGTCATGTTACTTACTTCAGGCATTGCTTTAAATTTACTACTAATACTAGTTGTCATGTCGGGTACGGTGGTGTCCATGTTCAGTGTGAGTGATCTAGGGAGAAGTTTAACACCACCGTATCCATATTCCAAGTTGTTTACAGGATTTAGACTTCTCCATACATGAACTGTCTCTAAATCCCACTCGGAAACCTCGTAATCAAAATTAAAATCGTTTTGAAGTACTGCATCGCCATCAACTACCCAAAACATTTTAGTAAAACATTTTTTAGCCGCAAGTACGTGTGCTTGATGGATTCCGTCTACATCTTTTACACGCTTGACCATAGGAAATTTACTTTTTAACATTTCAAAGTTTTGGTCAGCGTGGGGTTCTCCATAACTAATAAAAACTATATCATACAT